GTTATACTAGGATATACAGCATTTGAATTTGTATTTAATGAACGGTCAAATTGTAGCATTTTGTATAAATATTTTTTTAAACCAAATAGGGGGTTATCACACTAGGCGATAACCCCCATTCCTGGTTACTTAAGTTATTAATTAAGCGTAAGAGGTAATTGTAATACCGCTTAATGAGCTACTAAATGTAGTTGCAGATCCACTAACTTCAGAAGCTGGATTTGGTTCGTTGCCTGAAAATACAAGATTATATCCGTTCAAGTCGCTGAATGCAGTACCGGTTTGACCAGTTCCACTCAACAACTGAGCGCCATTTACTTGTCCCATCAAGAACCAACGAGCGGCTCCAGTTTCACTACCGTTTTGTGTTTCGATAATGATTCTTAAGTTAGGGTTTTGTGCTAATACTCTTACTTGGTTACGAGTAGCAGTTTGCATTTTGAAGAATACGGCGTTAATTGTTTGGTTATAAACAATAGTACCGTTTTCTGGGGTTGCTACTAATTCTTCACTATAGTTTGAAGTTTGGCGGAATAACTGGAACTGGTAAAAAATACCAGAACCAGTAATGCCAGTTATCAAACCTTGAGAACCAGTAATGCTAGTTATCGAACCAGAAAGAATATAAATTGCTTTTAGACCACCGGTATTATCGCGGCAGCCAAGCTGGAATCCTGAGGTAATATTACAAGACATAATTATATTTTTCTAGTTTTAGGTTAAAAATAATAAATTAGGCTAAATCGTTAGATACCCAGAATTCAGGATATGCGATGTTAACACCTAATTTAGTTGAAATTCTGTGACGTAAAGTGTCTGTGTTGATGTCGTACCACAACTGGAATTCAGTGAAGTCACTCATCAAGTCAGTACCAGCAACGATTTGCTTAGCAGGACCCATAACGATACGGTTTGAACCTTGTAGACCTACAGTACCAACAACTTTAATGTTTGGTTGGAATGGGTAAGCCATTTCATACAAACCACCACGGTTAGTTACAGAGCTAGGATCAAAGTAGAAGTTATTAGCTAAACGAAGAGCAGTTAAGTAGTTACGGAACAAAGTTACACTCATAAAGAAAGTTAAATCTTCTCTATCAGCAACATCAGCACTTGAAGCAGCGATTATTTGGTCCATAGTAGACAAAATGTTTGCTGAAGTAACCATAGCTGAACCTGATACAGGAGCAAATGAAGGAACTACTACACCTGAAGTTGAACCTGAAATGATTGTATTCAAACCATTTACAGCACATGTTCCACCAAAAGAAGAAGCTGAACCTGATACTTGTCTCCACAAGAATTGGTCGTTTGCTTTTTGGAATTGGTTAACAAGTAACTCAGAGTATTGAGTAGCTAAAGCGAAAGTTTCGTTGTATGAACCTGGAGCAAGAGCAGAGATACCTAAGTATTTCTTATCTAGGTCTTTCAAACACAATGCGTCGAAAGAGGTACGAGGACATACTTCGATAGTACGTTGAGAGAAGGTAGCTGAACCAGATGCGTTAGATACACAAGTACCGTTTTGCATGAAAAGGCTAACTTCGAATAGGTTAATTGGCTCTTGATATTTTACACCCTCTTGGATGGTGATGTATTCCATTGTCGAACCAGCATAAACCATTTTGATGATCAATTCACCAGCAATCTGGTTGTTGAAATCACTAAGGGCAGATACGTTTAATGACATGATTTTAGTTATTTAGATTTGGGGGTTGTTTGTTTATTTATTTTTGTTTTTAAGCAATTCAGCCATCACTTTCATTTGTTTGTTTTGAAGTGAATCGGTTGAAAACTTTTCTGTTTTAGCACCCATTGTTACTTTTTCCTTAGCAGGAGCAGCAGCAAGAGCTTCTAGTTTTTCTTTTAATTTGGCCATTTCTTCTTTGATACCAGTAATAGCAGAAGCTACTTCTTCATCAACAGCCATTTTAATTTTTTTCATCATTTCTTCAGCTTGTACTTCAGCTTCAGTTGTGATTTTGGCTTCAACATCAGGATTTACATTAGTAGAAGCGTTTTGAGCAGTTGTACCTTCAACCTGAGAAATTGCAGGATCAGCAGCAAACATTGCTTCGATCTCTTCTTGTGCTTTTCTTTCGGCATCACCTTCATCTTCAGCTAGCTTTTCTTTTGCATCAGCTTCGTATTTAGCGATTTCGGTAACAACTGAACCTTCAGTCTTAATGACTTCACCATTTTCTAATTTATGGAATCCATCTGGAGCGTCCATTTCTTGTCCGTCGGTAGTTACTACTTTAACTTTATCACCTACCTTTAATTCATCACCAGGGAAAACGATTTTAAAAGCTTTGTTTTCATCAAAGATTTCTCCAAATTTTTCTTTAGTAACAGGGGTATGATCAACAAGATTAAAGTGAGCTTTAACCAACTCTTTAAGTTGTTCGCGGTTCATAATTGTTTTGTTAAATAATTGTTTTGAATATACATATTGTGAATTGTCCTTTTCTTTTGCCATTTGGGAATAGCAAATTGCCGCAGCTTGTTTTTGCGGGTATTCGCTGGAAAGGTCAGCGATACATTTTGTAAGGAATTCGTCTTTTGGGGTTCCTTTACGTCTTGTTGGTATAGGCATGTTATTTGTTTGTTAAAATATTTTGTAAAAAATAACCTTCAACAGAGAATCCTTTTACTTTACCTGTTTTAACGTATTCATTCCAAACACGTCCATCATCTACTTTATAAATTGCAAATAATTGTCCTTCAACAGGTTTAAATCCATAAAGTAATGATTTATCTTTTTCTGGATCTTTAACAATCCATATTTCAACTAAGTAAACATTGTTAACTTTTTTAGCACCATCATGTTCAATGTTAACAGAATCTAATAATTTATCCTGCATCATTTTATATGCTATTTTTTCAATAGTTTCTTTAGTAAAGTAAACCATATATTCTTCACCTGTTTTTTCATCCTTACGAGGGATAAGTTTTGAGGGAGTCATTAATGGTCCTATTAACATTTGTTTATCTGTTAATGCCGCAAATAAATCTTTTTTACGACCACCAGTAGAAGCTTCATTTATAAAATTAGGTAAACCAGCTACATTTATTTCAAAATCCTCACCTTGAAGTAATTCATGTATAATTTCAACATGATTATCTATAAATGAGGTATCATGAGGCATACCTGTAATTTTATCTACCTCAGCTATAATGTCTTTAAAATCGGATGCTAAAACAGCAGCTTGTGTTAAATCATCAATACTAGCAGACCCATCTTCAATTACATCCTCTTCAATATCAAAAATATTATCAGCAATTACTGCAGCAGCACGAATCATACCTTTAGTATCCTCGTCTACTTCCATTGATATTAAATGTTCAAATAATGCTTTAGCACCGGGGCACATATGAAAGTATTCTGTTTGATAACCAAATACATTCATGTTTAGTGAATCTTTAATTATTTCTTCAATTAATTCATCATTAAAGTTTTCTGCAGGAATACAATTAGGAACTAAACGACCACGTTTACGTTTTAAACCAAGTGCTTTATATCCTGGTTGACAAGCATCTTCTAATCCTTCAAATGTTTGTGGTGGTGCATTATCAGGCATTTGTGGTATATTTGATTTTAATTCTGAATAAGCAGAAAATTCAATACCAGCTTGTCTTAATTTTTTCTCAGCCCAAGGTAATGCTGCTTCTCCACCCCATAACAAATATGAGATATATCCACATGCATTATAATCTTTACGTTTAGTAGCTAATTCATAATTACCCTTTTGACGGATTAAAAACGCACGCATACGTTTAATAGTATCAAGTGATAATTTTTCACCATTTACTAATTGTTGTGCTCTTACTTTACCCACTTGGGTGGCACACTTCATATTATTTTCTTTATTTAACTCAATACCACGTTTAGCTGCATCAACAGCACCTTGAGGATAGTCATTATATGTCATATCAGCCATATTGACCTTGTTAAATGCAATAAAATCTTCTTCTATGGCTGGTGATTCAACTAAAGCTACAGCATCTAAGCCTGATAGTGCTGAATCATTAATTTTAAGTTCTACTATTTTCATTATAAAGTTCTTCTTTGTTGTAATTTTGCTTCAGCTGCTTGTGCTGATGTAACATCACCTGCTAATACATATGATCGAACAGGTGCTACCATTCCTCCTCCTAATGTTCCTGTTGCTCCACCAACTTGACCACCACCAACATTTCCAGGAATTAAAAATCCAGTACTTGGTGCACCACCACCTACTGATCCTGCTCCTCCTCCTGTTGTTGGAACTGATGCTGGAGCAGATGCACCACCACCTGAACCTCCACCTTTTAATATATTTTTTGCTTTTACTACGTTTGATAAAATAATAGCAGCATATGTAGCATATTTTGCAACACCTGCTAAACCACCTGTAACAAGGTTATCTGGTGAGGCAGGTGAAAAGGCTGATGCTTGTGCACTTGTTAATGCAATAGCTGTATCAACTGCAATTTGTCCTAAAGCAAATGCCTTAGATGCTGCTGATCCTTCTTTTGCTAATCCTGATAATGAACCTAAGATTGAAGATGATGCTGCTAATAAATCTAATTTAGCTTGTTT